TTAAAAAAGTCCTTACGAAAGTAAGGATTTTTTTATTTATATAAAATATTAAGCTATTATATTTATATGATATGGCAAACGGTATAACATATGGTATTAATTTTCCATTTAGACAAAGTCAAGTTGGAAAATATCTTTCATTGTCTGAAACCACCGAAGAAGAAATCAGAACAGATTTGGTACATTTACTTTTAACAAGAAAAGGAAGTAGGTATTATTTACCAAATTTTGGAACAAGACTATATGAGTATATATTCGAACCACTTGACGGAGATACTTTTGATAGTATTAAAACAGAAATTGAAGAGTCCGTAAAACAGTTTATACCAAATCTAACAATACAAAATGTTATTGTTGAACCCTATACTGAATCTGAAATGTCGGTTGGTGATTTAAGACCTGAACAATTTGATATACCTGTTTATAGGGTGCCAGGTGCAAACACGGAGGAGTATACTGCAAAAATTCGTATTGAATACATAGATGAAAACAATCCATTTGGTAGTAGAGAGTTTATAATTATTAATTTATAATAGAATGGCAAATAGAAAAATATCATATACTGAAAGAGATTTTGAAGGGTTAAGAAACGATCTTATTGATTACACAAGACAGTATTATCCCGACTTAATTCAAAATTTTAATGACGCATCGGTTTTTTCCGTTTTAATGGATTTAAACGCAGCAATTGGAGACAATTTAAATTTTCATATAGATAGAAGTATACAAGAAACAGTACTACAATATGCTCAACAAAGATCGTCTATATTTAATATTGCAAGAACTTACGGACTTAAAGTTCCTGGTTTCAGACCTTCTGTTGCGATAGTTGACATTTCAATTACAGTACCGGCTTTTGGGGATGCTGAAGATGTTAGGTATTTAGGTATATTAAGAACAGGCACACAATTTAACGGGGGAGGAACCACTTTTGAGACAGTGTACGACATAGATTTTTCATCACAATTTAACAGAGAAGGATTTATTAATAGAACAAAAGTTCCGATTTTTAACGGTAATAATAATTCAGTAACAAGTTATATTATAACTAAAAGAGAAGTTGTGGTTAATGGTACAACCCAAGTTTTTAAAAAAGTAATTAATCCACAAGACGTAATACCTTTTTATAATTTCTTTTTACCTGATAAAAATGTTTTAGGAGTAACATCTATAATTCAAAAAGAAGGTACAACTTATCAGGCGACACCGTCATTTTCTGAATTTGCAAGTTCCACTAATAGGTGGTATGAAGTGGATGCTTTGGTTGAAGATACTGTGTTTATTGAAGATCCAACAAAACCTGTTGATGAGGCAGGGGTAAAGGTTGGTAGATATATAAAAACAGATAATAGATTCATAACTGAATACACACCTGAAGGTTTTCTTAAAATCCAATTTGGTGCGGGTACTGTTACACCTGATGAACAATTAAGACAATTTACAACTACAGGAATACCTTTAAAATTACAAAACTTTCAAAATAATATAGGACTTGGGCTCACTGTAAAACCAAACACTACCCTTTTTGTTCAATATAGAACAGGTGGTGGGTTATCAAGTAACATAGGTGTTGGTGCAATTAATCAAGTTGGGTTAGTTGATTTTGTGGTAAACGGTCCATCAGAAATTATTAACAACAATGTCATTCAATCGTTGAGAGTAAATAATGTCACCGCAGCAATTGGAGGTGCAAACCAACCAAGTGTTGAAGAAGTAAGAAATATGGTGACATATAATTTTTCGGCACAAAAAAGGGCGGTTACTATTAATGATTACAAATCTTTAATTGATACAATGCCAGGTAATTTTGGGGCACCTGCTAAAGTTGCTATATCTGAAGTTAACAATAAAATTTCAGTAAAAATATTATCTTATGATAGTACGGGGGTTTTAACTCAAACCGTCTCTAACAATCTAAAAACAAATTTAGCAACATACTTGTCAAAATATAGAATGATAAACGACTATATCTCGATTGAAGTTGCTAAAGTTATTGATTTAGAATTTGAATTTTTTATTGTTCTTGACAGTCCTGGTTCACAAGGAGATGTTATTACACAGGTAATTAATAGTGTAAATAATTATATGTTACCTTCAAATAGAGAGCTTGGACAAAATGTTAATGTTTCTGAAATAAGAACAATTGTTCAAAATATTTCAGGGGTAAATGCCCTTACGGATTTGAAAATTTACAATAAAGTTGGTGGGTTATATTCTTCATCAGAAACATCACAAAGATATATTAGTGTTGCAACTAAAGAAATAGAACTTATTGATAGTACAATCTTTGCTGAACCCGATCAGATTTATCAAATTAGATTCCCAAACAAAGACATAAAAGTGAGAGTTAAAAATCTTACTACAGTCGACTTTTCATAAGATTGTTTATTTTGTTTGATATGATATTACTTTTTAAAAGTAAGTCAATAACTATTTATCAACAAAGAAAAAAATGTTCAAAAGCTATAGAATCAAGGCGAAACCAGGTTCAGACAAAAATATCCAAATGAAAATCGATCAAGATTTTGATTTGATAGAAATTTTGTCTTTAAAATTAAAACAAGAAGATTTATATACTAAATTTTGTGCCGATTATGGTGTGATTGCTGGTAGGGTAATTGCAAACGGAGGGTATGGAGTACCTAATGTTAGTATTTCTGTTTTTGTGCCCCTTAGTACTGAAGACGAAGTTGATCCAATTATCTCAACTTTATATCCTTACAAATCTATTTCTGATAAAAACGAAGATGGTTACAGATATAATCTACTACCGTATGTACAAGAGTATGGTGGACATACACCTACAGGAACTTTTCCTGACAGAAATGATTTATTAACAAGAACTGAAGTATTAGAGATATATGAAAAATATTATAAATTCACAGTACGTACAAACGATAGTGGTGATTTTATGATTGTTGGTGTTCCTTTAGGGATGCAAAGTGTTGTTATGGATATGGACATATCTAACATTGGATGTTTTTCACAAAGACCTGCAGATTTAATAAGAATGGGGATAGGTGTTGAAGGACAATTTGCTGGACCTCAATTCAGGGCTAATTCTAATTTAGCGATGCTTCCACAAATTATTAATGAAGTTAAAGAAGTGGAAGTTGATCCTTTTTGGGGGGATGACGAGTATTGTACAATTGGAATAACAAGAGTCGATTTTGATTTGCGTGATTCAGGAATTGAAATTTCACCACAAGCAATTTTTATGGGTTCTATATTTAGCAATTCTGATGAAGACGAATTAAAGGTAAGTTGTAAACCAAGTTTAAATACAGGGGCTCTTTGTGATATGGTTACGCAATCAGGAAAAATTTTAGCAATAAGACAAACTATTAATAGCGATTCTATTGGATTTCCTGTTTTAGAAGAATATAAATTTGAGGATGGTGGTAACATAATTGATGATAACGGGACTTGGTTAGTTGAAGTGCCGATGAATCTTGACTATATAACAACAAACGAATTTGGAGAACAAATTTTGTCTAACGATCCAACGGTTGGAATACCAACGAAGGCAAAATATAGATTCAGGATTCAATATCAAAATGAAGACCCACAAGGTTCAACAATAATAAGAGCTGATTATTTAGTTCCAAATATAAAAGAATATGGTTGGTTATCTACAAGTTTAAATGAACCTGATGACACAGATTTACAAAGAAAGTCATATGCGTTTAGTTTAGATTGGAATGATTATGGGGATACGGGAACCACATTGGGGTTACAAATCATACAAGAAGCGGTTGATTGTGAGGATAAATTTTTTGAATTTAATTATAATCGAGTTTATACAGTATCGGGACATATAGATAGATGGAAATGGGGATATATACCATCTAGAATTTTAGGAATTAAAGAAATAACAGAAAGGGCTTGTACAGCGACAACAAATAGGTTTCCAACAAATGATGCACAATTTAGGTTTGATATCATATTTTTTGTTGTGTATTTCACATTAGGGTTATTTTATCCGTTAATATACATTTTCATTGTTGTATTACACGTACTTGCTTGGCTTTATGATATTATTGTTAGGTTATGGAATAAATTAGCCAATTTTTGGAATGATAACATTGTAAGTTTATGTTATAAAATAAATGATGTTTTTGATAGTCTTGGGTGGGGAGAGGCTTTCAATTGTGAAAAGTGGGCATTAGAATTAATGGAGCCACAAAATCCATTTGCAAGATATTCTTTACCAATGTTATCATATCCTGATTGTGATAATTGTTCTTGTGAGATAATTCAAGTAGGGGACGATTTGATTGATTTATATCAAGATGCTGGAAATTTTAGTGTTTTAATTGATAGTAATAGTGTTAGAACTTATAGTAAATATAATGAAAATTATATGGCAAACCTCATAAGGAATTACGATCCTAATAGCAATGCGACAAACCCTAATTACGATTTTACAAATGAAACTTTAAATTCGTCAATAGGACAGGGATTTGCGGGGTATTTAGGTGACAAATCAAATAATAAATTTAAACTGTATAAAACACCCGTTGTTACTTGGCCTAGTCAAATTAGTCCTTCTGCAACTTTATCGTTTACTCAAACATGGTCCCAAAGGTTAAATCAATTAAATACTAGAGATACTTATAGAACATCTTTTGGGGGTAAAATACAAACAACAATTAAAAATTTTATACCTAATACAACTACAGAAGATGTCTCAGCGCCGTTTTATGATCAACCACTAATACTTGTTTGTGATCAAGGAACTTTAAGTAATTTGGGTGATCCGGGAACTTTATTATCATTTACAAATACGAATGAGATATATGACCCTAACTTAACGGGAGCGACATTAAATGAATTAGGAACAAATTCAATAACAGGGGATGCATTATACAATCCTACACAATTAGTACAAAAATATATAACATATTATAACCCACAACCAAATGGATATGCCACAACTGTGGGATTAAAATTAAAATTAACTGAACAAAAAAAGGCGTATAAGTATAAGGCTGGTGTTGAATATTTTCAGTTAGTTACTGGGGGTACAATGGCTCAATTATTCCCTTTACTTGATTTGAATGCTTATGGACCACTTCAAAATTATGTCTATGAGCACGGTATGAAATTTAGATGGGGTAAAGGTTTGGCGTCAGCATCTCAAACACCATTTGATGGTGGGTTTAATGATACAGTTCATACTGTGGCAATAGATTCAGGTGGTAATTATTATATTGGAGGTGAATTTACTGAATATAATGGTACTCCGTGTTATAGAATTGCTAAAATAGATTCAAACGGAAATTTCGATCCAACATTTAATACAGGTGTTGGTTTTAATGATACAGTTAGAACTATTGCTATACAACCTTCTGACGGAAAAATTATTGTCGGGGGAGATTTTTCGGAATATGATGGAAATCCAAGTATAGATGCGTTAGTTAGGTTAGAAACTAATGGAACAGTGGATTCAACATTTGCGGTATCAAATGCCTTTCAACCGGGTGAGGGTGTTTATAAAGTAACAATACAACCTGTTGATGGTAAAGTATTGGTTGGTGGTAGTTTTACTTCTTTTAATACGATTCCGGTTAACAGACTTCTACGTTTAACTCCTTTAGGTGCTGACGATAATTTGAATATTGGTTCAGGATTTAATAATATCGTAAGAGATGTTTCATTACAAACAAACGGAAGTATTCTTGTTGGGGGAGACTTTACAACCTTTAACAGTCAAAATAGAAGATATGCGGTAAGATTGAATTCTTCAGGAACTTTAGATGCATCATTTAGTACTACTTCACAATTAACACAAACAAACCCAATTAACGGAAATGTTTACACAATAAAACAGGCGTTAGATGGTACTGGAGACATCTATATAGGTGGAAATTTTACTTATTATAGAAATGTTTATGTTGGTAGAATTGTAAAAACACAACAAAATGGAAATATTATACAATCTTTTACAAATACATCTTTGTCGTTATCTGACGGGTTTGATGATACTGTGAGGGTTATATATAACTATTTAGACGCAAATAACGTAGAAAAACTTTTAGTTGGTGGTGATTTTACAGAGTACCGAAATAATGTAAGAAATCAAATAGTTAGATTATTAAATGATGGTTCTGTTGACACGGCATTCAATTTGAATCAGTCTTGGAGTCAAAATGCGAGTGGTGGTGTGTATGATATAAAAAGAGAAAACTTTTTACCACTATATAAGGTATTAATAGGTGGTGCGTTTAGTAATCCTAATATTGGGATTCGTCTTAAACGACTTATAGATACGGGTAATTCTGATTTTATAATAAACTCGTCATTGACTAATCCGACATCTGGACCTTATGCGAATTGGACAAATGTTAATAGAACATATAATGCAATACCAAGACAAATTGTTAGTAATTTTGATAACAAAGAAATAGCGATTTTAGTAAGGGGAGTTGATCCATACACTGAAAAACAAAGAATAGAGTATGATATATCCCCTTTATTTGGAAAACCATTAGGAGACATTAAAGTGACGGGAAATTATTATTTAAATATACCACCACAACTTAATACGTTACCTATTGCGCCAGCAACAACCGCACTTTGGCAAGTACCAGGTGTTACACCATCTACTTGGGCGTATGACGTACATACACCTGAAAGTCATTATGTAATAAATAATAGAAATATAAGGTTATTTCATCCTTCATTTTCGTCTCCTGTTTCAGGACTCAATACTTTACCTTTATTTCAATCGTTTTCAGCATTTACAAATAATTCGTTGAAATATTATTCATCTTTAGACAAATCACAATCTGTTTTTGTTTCTTATCCTGGGGATAGTCGTAATGTTGCTTCATTTACAACACCTGCTGGTGTATATTCACCACGGGCATACAATTGGACACAAGGATATAATACAATATCGAGGTTATGGTATTCCACTGACCCCCCAACAAACATATCACCATCAGTTTACCCTTCTTATGTTACTGATGTTGGGAATATTGAAGGTGGTACTCTTATTGCGTCAACAACAACACCTGGACAATTATTTAACATAAACAATACAAGTAGTATTTTTGCTAGAGTATATTCACCATCATATTTGACAGACACTAATTACAGTTATGATTGTACGATTGAAGATAGTACAAGACTAGTTTTTAGATCTGATAGGTTACCAACTTCAACAACAACACAAATAAGTGGAAACTCATCATATGCGTTATTTTTAAATGATAATTTCAAGATTTATAAAGTTTTAGAAGGAGGGATTAGTACTGAGTTAACTTTTACTCCGTATGTACCTTTAGATGTTGGAGTAGGTCAAGATTTTGCTGATAGACCATCTGGAAGTACAGTTAGTGATTTAGTCATTAATAGTTTGTCTTGTGAAGGTATGACTTTATTATCTTGTTACAGTGGTAACGGAGAAACATTTGGTGTTGTGGCTCCTTGTGCTAATAACTTTGATGGAAATTTAGAAAAACAAGTAGTGGTAGGGGGGTGTTATTATTTTGTATCAAAAGAATATTTATCACAAGCAGAATTAGAAAGAGACGCGAATAGTTTAGCGGAATGGAAGGCTAGATTTATTTTTTCTTTTGCTGCTTGTAGAGAAGTATTCTCACACGTCTTCCAAAACAATTGGGTAAACGGAGGGCTATATAGTTTTGCATTTCAAAATCGAGTTATTTTTGATACAAACGGGCAACCAATTTATAAATTTTGTGGATCATCTGAAAGTGCAAATGCACCATATCAAGGACCTGTTTATTATGCTTCAGGAACATCAAATTCTTTCTTTTATCGATCAACACCATATGATCACACGCAGAATCAATTTGTAGGGCAAGTACCAAGAAAAAAGGCTTGGTTTGGTGGACAGTGGGAAAATGCGTCTGAATATCAAGGACTTAATGATAGAAATATTTTCTTTCCTACAACAATAATGGATTTAGGACCAAGAGATCAATTTACAAAAGAAATCTGTTTTAATCCACAATTAGACGGGTATTTAGTGGAAACATTAAAAACCACCACGTATAACCCAACAGACACTATTTTGTTATTTTTCTTTTTGTCTCGATTACTAAGTACAAGTACTGCTGATTTATATTTAGGAAAAGGTAATGCTTCTGTTTTTGCGCTTTTCAGTAGATCGGGACTTAGAATTGATGGGGACGTTGCTCAAATGTTTAGTATAAACTCAGAATACGGAATATTACCATTTAATGATCAATTTTATGATGATAATGATGTTTATTTGTCAACGACAAATGGAAATGCGGTTGTGGGTGTTTTATATGAAAGCGATGTTGCAAAAAGAAGGACATTAAGTCCAGGTATTCTTACTTTCGGTAATGTCCTTCAATATAATGGTTATCCAAAAACACAAAACGTACCTATGTACAAATGGGAAAGGAATGACTCAAACGGTTATTTATCAATATTGGGTGATCAAGATAATAATTGGTACACAAATATAAATGGAATATACGAAACAAAATACCAAGAGATGTCTTTTATTACTACAGAATATTTCCAAGCAAGTAATGGACCGAATACTGGGTACATTTATAACTACAATAATCTCGGAGTACCAACATTTGCACCATCACAAAACCCAAACAACTCACCTCGTTTTGTTGTTGGGGCACCGTATCATTTTTATTTTGGATTATTTAAAGGTAAAAGTGCTATGAATCGATACATTAAAAAATATGTTGTAGGACAGATATGAGAAAACAAGATGAAATAAGGATTGTACTTGGTTCTAAAAGATTTGCGGGTTCTGCAAATGTTGATGAACAAGTGTCTGTTAACTTAATAGGAGACAGAAGAAACCTTGTTCAAGGGGACAGATCTTCTTTGGTAAATGTTGAAAACATTTTTGAAGAAGAAAGACAACTTTCTAATACTTTTAGGTTGAGTGGTAAAATTGTTAATGTGTTTGATAACACAGTTTCTGGTACTTCTATTTATACACCTTTTAAAAACATTCTATATTTAATCGATCCCGTACAATCAATTAATACTAATGTTTGGAGGGGTTACCCACAATATGATGAGTTTAGTATGATTAGAGATAGAGGAATACCTAACCATTTAAATTTCATATCAAAAAGTGCGACAAGTTACAATTGGATGTTTTATGTTACTTATCCTTATAGTAGTACAACGGCACAAACTATGTCATACACACAAGGAAGCGTCAATTCAGTTACAAATGTTTTCAATGTTTCTGACGGAGTACCCTTTGTTATAAAAAAAGGCAGTTTAAATGGAAAACAATTGGTTTATTTTTATTGTGCTACAAAACACAATTTAACTGCAGGACAATCAATTGAGTTAAGTTTTCCTATTAACGGAAAAAATATTTTTTCAATATATAATGTGGGTGATGGGACATATAGGTCAAATGAAAAAGTGTTTTCTTTATTTGATTTATCATTTCCAAATACCGACGTATATGACGGAAGAGCAGGTAACTTTAAAAGAATACGAGATATTAATAATAGCGGTGAAACAAAATCAAGATATTATGTTAGATTACATAAATTATTGACTGAAAATAATGAAACTTTTATTACAAAA